CCCGCCGCAACAATTTTTTCCATATCAGTGTCTAATAATTCTAGTATTCCTTTCATAACGTAAAATACAGGATGTAAATCTTTATCTGATGGCATAGTATCATAGGCAACCACATCAAAACCATCTGGAACATCTTTTGTTGGTTTAAATACTAAATAAAATCTATCTGGTAGTAAGCCTAATTCTTCTGCGGCATCTCTCTTTATAGTAGAATAAAATTTTTTTACTTCAGCCATTCTCTTGGAATCCTTTTCTCACACCATAGTATATCGTGTTTAGTGCACCATGCACCATAAGTTGTTTTACTACCTTTGTAAATCTTATTATTTGCATTAATAAATAAAATTCTAATATCAACTTTTTTATGTTGCTTCTTAATAAGAATATGTTTCTTTCTGTCTGCTTTATCAAACTCACCTTTAACTTCAATAAAAAATTTATATTTAGGCAAATAAAAATCTGGTAAATAAATCTTTGGGTCTGGTATGTATTTAAGTTTATGTTTTTCATATTCATAATTTATACCTTCTTTTATTAGCCATGATGCAAAGCTAATTTCTGCTTTTGACCTAAACCTCACAATAATGTTTTTAATTTATATTTACTAATGTTTGAAAGATGACCTTTAAATATTTCAAATGTACCAAATGTATTTTTTTCTAATTCATTTAAAACCATTGTAGTATCATCTTGTGGAAACACAATTAGTTTACCTGTTTTTATTGCAGTAATTAACCCTTGAAATCTAGCATCTACCTCATGTTTTCTTCTTTTTAAATTACCATCTTCCCAGTATCCATCCTTTGATTGATTGTCTCTATAAAATATAACATGACAATTAGGATGCTCTCTCATCCATGAAATGTTTTTTCTTTCATTATTTGTATCATCATAATAAATCCAAACAACATTTTCATCATTTGCTTCAACATCAGCTTTTCTAATGTTTGATAACCATAACACATTCATAAGTCTGTAATCTCCGTTGTTTTGAGCTTACTATACCAAACAACTGGTTTAGCTTTTGCTCTTGATGTTATTTTAGGATGCATCTCAGCATTTGGCCAACAATGTTTTTTATATCCACAGTAACCACATATAGTATTTAGTATTCTATTACCAGTTTCTTTTTCAATTCCTTTATCTTTTCCTGTCCTTACTTTATAAATTTCTTTTGTATCACTAAAACATTTTTTAAATTTTGCATCTTTATTTATTTTATTTATATTACTTGATATTCTTTTTTTAGATTCTTTTATTTCTTCTTCTTGATTATCTGGTGCTTCACAAACTGCGAATTCACCTGTTACTTTATTTATTGCTATCCATCCGCCAAATTGTGATTTATCACCAGATGCATACATCAATCCTTGGTCTACATATCCAAAGGTATCTTCCTGTTTTATACGCTCAAAACCTCCATACTCTCCAAATTTATTAGTAAAACTAGCAGGACTTGCTGACTTTATATCCCATATTTTACCATCTATTTTTACATCATAAGTTCCCTCTAATTTAATATTTGCTATATCTAATGATACAGGTTCTTGTATCTTCTCTAATTCTATACCTGCTCCTCGTAGTATTGCTATTGCCATAGCTTCTATTAAATCTCCCAATAAAAACTTTACTATTGCATTATATTCAGTTTCATATTCTATATTTTTTTTCTCTAATTGCTGTTGACATAGTGGTTTACCAACCCCCGACATTCTTAATCGCCATTCTCTCTCACCAGAATTAAATTGTTTTTCTATTGCCTTTTGACAAGATTCGCCGAACTCTTTAACGACTTCGGGGGAAAGACTAGCTTTCCCCCTTGACGCATCATAAAGAAAACTTTCGACTAACGTCTTTATCACGAAGGTTGTGCCTCAATATCAATAGCTAGGGAGTGGTCGCTATTTTTTGTTTTAAGTTTCACAGCCTCACGATGTTTCTCCATGACGGACTCATTTACCGCAGATACAGTCTCGGCAAATTCTTTTAGTAATTTCTTATCTTCATCATTTATCGCATCTACCATAGTTTTTACACTTGGTTCAACAATGAAGAAAGTATTACCAACAGTTTTTTGTTTTTTAGTTGCCATAGATATTACTGCCCTTATCATAGGTTTTCTCTGTTTAGCAAGATTACCAATGATTTTTTGGAAAGGTACGTAATTTACACCTTTAGCATAAAAAACACAAGGTTGACCTACAATTGGTTCAAACTTAGTATCATCTACATATTTACCCTCATTAATAGTGGCTAATCCGTAGATTACTTGATTACACTTAACTTGATTACTTAATACTTTCTTTGCATCAGTATCACTTAATTCAGCAAGCTCATCCTTACTAAGTTTTCCGCACTTATAACTGCCCTGTATATCTGGGAATTCGTCACTTAAACTCGGCCTTTGCACCGAAGCAACGAATGTATCTTCCGCATTATCCCAATAACTATAACTATACAATCTTAGAAACATTCTAAAATCTACCGTTTTCGCATAAACGGTTTTATCTCCCACACGTAATGAAAACCAACCTCTCGGTAATGGCTTATCATTCTCGTCTTCTGCTTGATAATTTATAGATAGTCTTGATAATACTGAGGAAGAGTCTCCACCGACTAAACCTTGACCTGTAAGGTTCATAAGCTGTTCATCGGTAAGATTATCAAAGTTTTCTGGTATGGCAATCGCCATGTTATTTGTACTCATGATTTGAATACCTCCTTTGTTTCTAACCAGTTATTACCCATCTTCAGTTCAATACCAATAGGCATGTCATATCTAACACCATATCGTCTTTGAGTTTCCTCGGGTAGACATAACATAGCGTCTTTCAATGTTTCTATTGCCATTTCTTCTTCATCTGGATAAACGTCTAATACAATACTATCATGTACTGTGTTGCAGATAATACTTTTTAAATTTCGTATTGTCAACAACTCATCTAATTTAATTAATGATATTGGCAATAAATCAGCCGTAGCAAATCCTTGAACAGGATAATTCTTAATAGCCGTAGCATTTGATACACTACCACTTGGCATACGTTCAGTATTAGGAAAATAATATGACCTCCCAGAAGGTAAGGTTACATGCCTTGTTTCTAGTGCTTCATTAATTAATTGTCTATGCCACCTAGTTACGCCATTATATTTTTCTTTAAATGCACGATAATATTGCATCTGTTTTGGTGTGCCTAATACACCCCCATATAACGGTTTAAAAGTGTCTGCCTTGGCTACTTGTCTTGAAACTCCCAATATCTTTGCCGTAAAACTATGCACGTCTACGTTGTTTTTAACATCAGCATATATCTGGTCATCATCTGCTAAAAACCCGGCAACTCTAAATTCTAATTGTGCGTAATCACCCTCTAATATTTTACCGCCATCCCAACGTGATACAATACATTG